AAGTCTACAATTTCAGTGGCATCTTCTTCTGTTAGATGATGCCGCAGAGCCAGATAGGTTGCAGCCCGATACACGGCTCCTGTATCTACATAAGTAAAGCCAAAATCATCTAAGGACTCCTGCATCATTTTCTTAAATAATCTGTCTTTATTGTGCAGATAATTATTGTCAAATTCAAATAAGAATATAATACTGTCACTGTTCTGATAGTTATAGAAGGTCATTCCGGCATCTAAAAAATTGTTCTTTAACGCTCTGAACATTTTTTCTTTGACAACTTCTATTTTCCTGCTTGATTCTTTTAAATCAACCGTTTTTTTCTTGTACTCATCCAAATCAAAGATAATAACCACAAGATTATCTTTAATTTCCCATCCGTTAAGCTTACTTCTTATATTAAGTTCTTCACGTGACTTTATATTTCCTGTACAGATATCGAGGATAAGCTCCTGCTTCAGATCTTTTTCCACCCTCTCCACAGAGAACTTTTCCCTGTTTATCAGAGTAAATACATCTGCCACATAGCCCAAAACCTTTTTTTGAAAATCCGTTATATTTTCCTTGGATATATTTACAAGAATTTTCCCTAATAATTCGTTACTGAGACCTATTTCATATTCAAAACAATCGGAATCAGTTAGATTCTCTTCCGACCCCATTACTATTCTGTTATTTTGGACATAATTATAGAAAATAAAATCATAGTTATTAATTAAGCTGTGATTTTTTTGTGAAAGGAAATACCATGAAGATTAATATAAAAACAAACATTGACAGTGTAAGTACAAGTTTTAAGGAAAAGTTGAGAAGCATTAATAAAGGAGAAATGCTGGAAGAAGTAGCATTCTATATGGAAAATGAAATGCGTAAAAGATTTGATACTGAAACAGATTATCAGGGAAACAAATGGGAAAAGTTAAAGTTGCGAGAGGGAAAAATTTTAAGTGATACAGGAATGCTTAAAGGATCTTTAGGAACAGCTGAGATAAAAGGTAATACAGTAACGGTATTTAGTAATTTAGTTTATGCAAAGATTCACGATGAAGGTGGAGTTATCAAAGCTAAAAATTTCAAAGCTCTACATTGGAAAATAGGAGAAGAGAAATATTTTGCTAAATCTGTTACTATTCCTAAACGTCAATTTAGTGGTGTGAGTGATAAAAATAAAGAGGATCTGATAAAAATTATCAATGAATATTTTGTTAATAAGAAGCTATTTTTATAACGATGTATATAAATTTTAAATCCAGGTAATAACTGGATTTTTTATTATATAGAAATTTTAAAAGAGAGGAGGGGTAAAATGCCATTTGTATTATTTAAAGCCGGAGATTACGGAACAAAAGGTAAATGGAGCAATGAACAGTTATCTAATCTCATAAATAATAAAAAGGAATTAGATGTGATTCCATTTCATACAAGCGAATTTACAAAACTTGGAATGCTCAGAAATGAAATACCTGTTATTGGAAAGTTCAAAAATATTTCTGTAAAAGATGACGAAATAATAGCAGATGATGTTGAGATATTCAACAGAGGAGAGTTTAAAGATCGTAAAGTGGATAGACTGTCTGTAGAAATTGAGAATGGAGAAATAACAAGGGTAGGGGCATTACCTGTGGGAGTTGAACCAGCCGTGAGCAATAGCGGAAGTTTTGCAAACGGTGAATTTTCACAAGGCTTTGAAATGGACTGGATTAATCAGGAGAATATAATAGAGTTTAGTGATAAAAAAAATAATAATGGAGGAAACAGAGAAATGAATTTTGAAGAATTACTGAAAAAATTACTGGAATCTGGCAGTGAAGATAAAATAAAAGCAGCTAATGAAATACTGAAAACACTTTCAAAAGAAGAATTACAAAAAATAGAAGTTCCTAAAGTGGAAGAAACTAAAAAGACTGAAGATGAAATTAGGGAAGAAGTAAAAAAAGAATTTGCAAGAGAGAGTGAAATTAAAGAATTTATGTTAAAAAATTCTAATAAAATAACACCAGCATTAAAGAAATTAGGAATTGAGGAGTTTATAAAACAATCTTTTTCAAATAACAACGGTGTTATTGAATTTTCTGAAAACGGAAATAATCAGACAGTGAAATCAAGTGATATTTTATCTAAACTGTTTGAAAATTTACCAAGTTATGGTGGAAATAAACCTTTAGAATTTGGCAGTGATGATGATAATGTTTCAAGACAGCAACAAATGATAGCTGATGAAATAGCCGGATATAAAGCTAGAAATAATTTAAAATAAGGAGCTGGGAATATGAAAAACAGAGTTAAATTTTTTGAAGAAGAAAAAAAAGAAGATATTGTGCTGAATGAATTTATACCAAGAAAAACAGTTACTTTGGCACAAGGTGAAGTTATAAAATACGGACAGGCATTAATATATGATACAACTACAGGAAAATATAAAAAATATGAATCAAGTACTCCTGGTGTGAAATTACCGAAAACATTTTATGCGGGTTCGGATAAAGATGTGGATGCGACAAGTGGGGATACCAAAATACAGGTTGTAAGAGCTAGTGACATCGATGGCTCTCTTGTTATAGGAGTAACAGAAACAGATTATGCAGCATTAGATAATTTAGATAAATATGGCATTAATGTCAGATTTGATAATATAAAAAAATAGGGAGATGATAAAATGTTAAGTGATATTCAATTAAAATTGATGGCATTATTTGCCGTAGTACAACCAAAAGTACAGACTCATTATCTGACAAGATTTGAAAATGCAAATCCTGAATATATGAGTGACAATGAAACAATATTATTGAAAGATTTGAATGATTATTTAGTAGAAGCAAGTATTATTGAAAGAGGAAGTGAAATTCCTTTCATAAAAGTAAATGGCATGGACAGTATGGCAATAACTCCAGATATAGTTGCAGCTTCTTATGAACTGAAACCTATAATGAATGGTGGGACAGTAACATTCATTAATGGGCAGATGATAGATCCTCAAAAATATCAGGAAGACAGACTGTTGTTAAAATTAAAAAATGCAATACTGAAGACTAAGGAAAAAATGGCTGCAAATGCTTTTCTTCAAGGAAAATATACACAGGCTAATACTCAGACAGAAATTGATTTTAAGTTTGAACCTGCAACTAAAAAGGATGCCAAAAAGATTGATAACTGGGTTACATTTTTCTTTGATATAATTGATGATTATGAGAAAAAGAATGGAGTAATGCCTGACAGAATAGAATTAGGTAGAACATTATTTGATAAACTGATTAAAAATAATGAGTTTATTGAGATAGCTAAGGCTTATTCAAATTCAATTGGACTGTCCGCAGATGAAAAACAGGTATATTTAGATTTATTAGGGCAAAGAATTTCTAAATTGAGGACGGCACAAGATTTTGAAGGTAACAACATAGCAACAGACAACATGATTTATCTGTCAAATGATAATGCCTTAGTACCTGTATTCGCAGCACTTGAAGCGGTAGATACTTCAGGAAAGCCTTTTGTATTTGTAGGAAAAGAAATCCTGGATCAGACACAGGCAAATAAAGAAACAGCACGTGCCAAAATGTTCTGTAAAACAGCATTTGCTCCAGTAGTGGCTCTTAAGGATTTCATTGTCAGATACGAAATACAGAATACCGACAGTATAGTAATTGTCCCTAACTCAAAATAGTAGGTGGTAAAAGATGTTGGAAAAAGTGGGAGAAACTTCTGAAAATGGAGTTTCTCCTGAAATTAAGTTAGATGAAAAGTTATTTGAAAAAGTCCCTTATATTCCAAAGGTGGTGGCAATTGAAGTTTGCAGATATTCCAAAAGGACTGCACGGGAGTTTGTTGATTATATAGACAGTCAGCTTATACCGGACTGTAAAACTTTTATAACGGTGTTTATAGGTGAAGAAAAATATAAATTTTTAGTTCCTGATACAAAGAGAATACTACAGGAACTTTATGTAGCCTGGAAAATATATGAAAGCCTTGAAAAAGAGAAAATATCGGAGGATAAAAGGGATACTCTTTATAAACTGCTGGAAAGTCTGAAAGGTGGTTCAGAAGATAGTGGAGGTTCAAAAAATTTTTTAAATGACAATAGATACGGTAGAATTTATAGATTTTAGGAGTTGGTAAGATGTTCGATGTAATATTTCAAAAATTTAAGGAAGAACTTAAAAAAGATTATCCTGACTATGAATTTTATATAACAGATGATTTGGAGGCTGAGGACTTTGTAATAAATTCTGTGATATGTGAAATATCCAATATTACAATCAGTAATGCCAAGCATTATAATACTACACTTAATTTTTATATCATAAAGCCAAAAGTTCAAGACGATTTAGGAACTTTCATTTTACAGGCATTGGATATTCAGAAAAAAATACAGAATTTAGACGAAAATAAGAAAATATTATTCGCATCCAAAATGGACATGCAGTTTGGGGAGCTAAGAGCAAAGGAAGTTAAAGATACATTGAGGGTATGTTTGATAACAGGAGTGTTCGATACATCTTTTCCAATAGAATATGTAATTGGGAAAAAAGAAGAATATAAACCTGCCGAGCATATATATCTGAATAATGGAAAATAAAAACATGAGACTGGATTATTTCAGTCTTTTTTTGATAAAGGAGAGGATTAAAAATGAATGGAAGTCCAAAATTTATTTTGGAAATAGAGGAAAAAGCAGGTACTGCAATAGCAAGAAGTGAACAAGGAATTGTCGGTGTAGTGTTGTTTGATAGTACTAAGGATACTGAAAAACATGTATACGTAAGTAGAGGGGATGTCTCAAGAACAGACTGGGATAATGACAATTATAATCTTTTAAAGGATTTAGCTTTTGTAGGCAATCCATATAAAGTCATAGTCCGTAGAGTAAAAGAAGATGTAAGAGATACTGTAAAAATAACAGACATATTAAGTGATTTAGAAAATGATGTTGATAGTATTGTCATACCTAAAGCAACTGAAAGCGAAACAGACAATCTGATAAGTTATGCAAAAAGTAGACATAATACTGAACTTGGTAAATTGGCATTAGATTTCAATCAGGCTCATTTCTTTACATTTGTGGCAACCGATAAAGTACCGGACCATCATGCAATTGTAAATAATGGAATAACTGGAGCTGTTGTAAATGGACATGAGTACAGTGATAAGGAATTTGCTTTAGCTATAGCAAGTATTGAAGCAGGATGCCCTATTTCAAGAAGTATCACAAATATGAAAATGGGATTTTTAGATAAATGTGATGTTCCGGCAGAACCAGGAAAAATAACTAAGAAAGGTAAAATTTCAGTCAGTGTACAACGTGATGACAGTGGAACTAGCTATTATGTAATTAATCGTGGCGTTACTTCATTCATAACTCCAAATTCTACTCAACAACGTAGATTCAGTCAC